CCGATCACGATGACGAAGGCCGACGCGAAGAAAGCCTTCGTGGAATACCAGGCCGCGGTGCGCGCCGACCGCCCCAATGTGCGCAAGGTCTGGAAGACCGAAGACGTCGCGCTGATGCAGGCCTACAAGCATCTCGCCCGCGGCACCACCGTGCTCGACCTGCAGGCCGCCATGCAGCAGGCCGGCAGCAAGCTCTTTGACGGGTGCCCGATCCCGCTGCCGTGTCTCGCGGTCGTCAACAGCGACGCCGTCGAGTGTCACCTCGAGCTCTATCGCAACGGCAGCGCGCAGTTCAAAGCCGCCCGGTGGTCAAAGGCGCGCCGCGAGCTCGTCACGTTCCCGGCCGCGACGTTCCCGGCCATCACGAGCACGGTCAACATCTGGGAGGTGAATCAGCACACCACCCTGACCCCGATCATCCCGCCGGCGCTACGCCCGAAACACAAGCTCGCCAACTACAAGACGCTCTGGGAGGTCGAATCGTGGACGCGTGAACCGCCGCGCGACCCGATGCTGCTCAAGCCGCTCGGCGGGATGCTCTACGCGGTGTTGGCTACGTGGGATCTCAGCGAGATGGAGCGCGCCGTGCTGCGCGGCCGCGTGCCGCGGTGACACATGTGTGAGCGCGTCGCCTTCCCCGACGGCACGGTTGCGATCGTCTGCGGCGGGCATCGACGACGCCGGCGCTGTACGCACTGCCGCGACTGGTCCGCGTTCGAATGCGACACGTGCGACGTGCCGCTCTGCCCGCGCTGCCGTATTCACGTCCCGCCGAACCAGGACTACTGCCGCGCGCACCGGGCCGAGGCGCGGGCTGCGGCCGCGCAGCTGCGCAGCATTCCACGTGGAACGACTCCGCCAGATGGCGGCGTGTCGGAGACCCGATGACGGAGACCGATCTCTCGGACTGGCTGCCGCTCCTCGCCGCCGCGCTCCAGATCCGCTGTTCGCGGCGCACGGTCGAGCGCCTGGCGCAGGCCGGGAAGCTCGAACGGCGTCTCAGGCCGCAGGCGGGCTCGCCTCCCGTCGCCGTCTACAACCCTGACGACGTCGCCAGACTCGCCGCAGAGCGCCAGCCAGCCCCCACGCCGTTCGTTTTACCGGCGGCCCCGGCCGGGAACGGGAACGGGCACCGCTCGACGTTGCGAAATTCCACGGCGCCGGGAAATTCCACGGCCCTGGCGCTCCCTGGCGGCGACGACCCGATCCGCCAACTGGCCGCGGCGTTTCAGCGGTTCCTTCTCTCTCCGCCATCCCCGCCAGTGGCGGAGGCGATGGCGGAGAGACGGTACCTGACGGTGCCGGAAGCCGCCGACTTCACCGGGCTCAGCCAGACTTTCCTCAAGCGGATGATCAAGGCCGGCACCCTGACGGCGATCAAGGACCGGGGCTGGAAGATTCGGCGGAAGGACCTGGAGGCGCTCTGAATGGGATCGATCACAAAGGACGAGGACGACGATCAGGCGCGCGTAGACCGCCTTGCCCTGTCAGACCGACAGGATCTACCGCGTAGTCCGCACCCGGACGGCTCCCGATGATAACCGACCGCTACATCCTCGACGTCGACGGCGCGACGCCGGTGCCGGAGCCGGACCTGTTTGCGTGGGGCCGCTGGTTGCAGACCGCCGATCGGCACGTCGCGGTGACGACGTTCGGGACGTCGCGCATCTCGACCGTGTTCCTCGGCCTCGATCATTCGTGGGACGACGGCCCGCACGCCCCGGTGCTCTGGGAGTCGATGGTCTTCGGGGGACCGCTCGATGGGGAACAGCGCCGCTACACCTCACGCGCGGACGCCGACGCCGGGCACACCGCGCTCTGTCTCGCCGTGACGGACGCGCTTGAACACCCGGAACGCTCGCCGCGGTAGCTAAGGGCTGGCGGCTTGGTACTGTGAATCGTCCACGCGCGCCTCCTGATCGTCGTACGTGATCGTCGTCGTCGTCCCTTCCGTCAGTCGCACGTACTGATCACTGAGCGCCCGAATCTCGATCATGGTCGATCGCGGCAACACCCCGGGCCGATACAACCGCCCGATCGCCGCGAGGATCTCGCCCTCGGTCACTGGATCGTCGGCGCCGCACACGCGGCACACGTCCATTGCCGCTCGAGGATATGAATCTCGACCAGCGCCTTGCCTGAGGGATCGGTGATCGCCCGTCCACACCCCCAGCAGTGCATCGGATGCTTGGCCGGCCAGTCGTCGTCAGTCTGGCCGGCGGTCGGTTGGGCGGCCTGGAGGAAGATCGCGAGCCAGTCCTCGCTGGATCCCACGTGATCGCTCGCCAGGTCCACGATCCGCTGGCACCCGCGTCGGAGTTCCTCGTCCGTAAAGCAGCGCATCTCAGGAGCCTTGACGGTGTGCACCCACCTTCGGCGCCGGCGCGAGAACTGCGGCGGCGGCATTCACCCGCGCAGCAGGTAGCGCAGATCGTCGGCCAGGTCGCGCCAGGTGAAGCGTTGCCGATGCCGGAAGACCTGCCAGCGCACGCGCAGGGAGAAGCGGGGCCGGGCCTCGTGCCAGTCGTCGTAGACCGGCAGGCCGCGTCTCACACGCGCACCTTCGCGCCCTTCGACGGGGTCACCGTCGCAAACTTCGCCGGCTCGCCGCGCTCGGTACTGTCCGCGATCAACGCCCGCGCGAGCTCCTCTTTCACGCCGACGATGCCCAACCCAGCGACGAGTTTCTCCGCGTTGATCGAGGTCTGCCCGTCGCGCTCGTTGTGGCGCACGTCGTAGCCGAGGCACGTCACGAGCTCGCCCTTCCGCAGACCCGCCGTCAGGAGCAACGCATCGATCTGCGCGCGGATCGCTTTCTCGTCGACCACCGCCGGGGCGACCGCGGCGATCGTCAAGGCCAGGCGGCGCTGCTTGCGCACCAGGGGGGGCAAGGCCTCCCGGAGGACGGGGTGATCGAGGAAGGTGCCCTCGGCCATTTAGAACTGTTGGCCACTCCAGGGCCCCGGGGGGTTGTGCGACGTGGTTTTCTCGCGCGTTGGGAGATTCACAGTACTCGGGCGACCCTTCGCTACCGCATGGTCGGCCGGTGAGCGCTTGGACGCCCGACGGCGGGCCGCGACGACCATCGCGGCAATCAGCGCGACCAGCCCGAGGCCGAGCAGCAGCGCGAGCCCGCGGACGGCGGTGAGTTCGTCCATCAGGCCTTCTCGTTGATGGCGATCGCCGCGTTCGCCCACATGACGGTCTGTTGCAGGTTCGTCAGCGCGACCGACTGCTCCCGGCTCTCCGGCGTCGTCGTCTGGATCAGGACCGCGAGTTCCTTGGCCTTCTCGCGCAGCGCGACGTAGCGCTCCTGCTGATCGCCGTGCGGTGGGTGGTATTTGAAGATCTGCTCGACGTCCAGCTTCGGCATCGTGCCTCCCATCGGATCGGTGCGGCTCGCGGCGTTGACGCGGGCGGCGTGGCCCATCTCACGAATGCGCCGGGCGCGCACCCGCGCCAGCGCCAGATACGCGGTCGCGCCGGTGAAGTCGTCCCAGCTCACGCCCCCCGGTTCTGCGGCAACGGCCGCGGCCCATCCCGCCCGCGCCGGACCTCCGGCGTCTCGATCGGGCGCTGCTGCGACTCCATCCACGCCTGCAGGTCGGCTTCGCTGACGCGCCAGCGCCGCCCGATCCGGATCGCTGTCAACTGCCCGGTGCGGATCAGGCGCCGCACGAATTCGATCGACACCGACAGCCGGTGCGCGACGTGGGCGACTTCGAGGAGCCGCGGCGGCGCGTGGAGGTGATCGAAGTGCATCAGGCGACTCGGGGCGATTGTCGCATCGCGCCCGGGCGGCTGCAGCCGCGCCCGAACGCTACTAGACGCAACTCTGCGCTACTAGACGCACCGGCTGAGCTGGGAACGGCGCACCTCGGGCCGACACTGAGTACGGCGCCGCGCGTCTGCGACGCCGACCACCAAAGGATCCTCCGCATGGGTAGCGGCGATCGTCTCCCGACGGCGCCGCACGGGCACGCCGTCCGTCGACGCGGTACGGCGATCGCCGCTCGCCATCCATCGTGCACCGGCGCGCATGATCGTCGTCGTACGTCGCTTCGTACGTTGACCGTCGACGGCTACCTCCTCGTCGAACAATGGATCGCCCCCGATCCCTGGAGCTGGATCTATTGATCCACGGCACCCGCCGCACCTATCAGGATGATCACTGCCGCTGTAGTTCGTGCACGGCAGCCAACACCGCGTACACGTCAGACTACCGATCAGGGATTCGCGCCGGCCGGCCGCCCCTTGGCGCGCATGTCGCCAATCTCGACGTCGACCGCGCGATCGCCCGCCTCGTGACCGAAGGGTTTTCGAAAGCCCGCATCGCCCGCGCGCTCGGCTACCACTACCCGTGGCTCCAGTACGGCGCCGGGGTCACCTGGCGGACCGTCTACCGGCTGCAGCGGCTCGAGCGCGAATGGACCCGGTGAAAGCAATCAACAACACGTTGAAAAGAAACAAGAGTAAGAAGAGTTCTACGCGCGTGGCCACGACGGGCGATGCCGGCGCCGTCGTACCGCAACGACCCGTGGGGCAATCCGGACCGCTGACCGCGAAACAAACGCGCTTCGTCGCGGAGTATCTGATCGATTTGAACGCCGCGGCCGCGGCCCGGCGCGCCGGCTACAGTCCGAAGGCCGCCGACCAGCAAGGCTACGAGAACCTGAGAAACCCGCAGATCGCGGCGGCGGTGCAGGCGGGGCAGGCCGCGCAGCTCGCGACGGCGGGCGTCAGCAAGGCGCGGCTGCTCCAGGAGCTCGGGCGGATCGCGCTCGTCAACCTCGCCGACTACTTCGATCCCGCGACGCGCGACGCGAAACATCCGTCGGACCTGACCGCCGATCAGGGTGCGTGCCTCGCCGGCTTCGAGGTGCTGATCAAGAACGCGAAAGCCGGCGACGGCGTCACCGACACGATCCACAAGTTCAAGCTCTGGGACAAGGTCCGCGCGATCGAGCTCTACATGAAGCACTACGGGATGCTCATCGAGAAGATCGAAGTGAAGGACTCGACCGCCGACGCGCGCGTCGCGCGGCTGGTCGCGGCCCGATCGCGGGCGAAGTGACCCGGCTCGCCCTCGCCCTCACGCTGGGGCTCGCGCTGACGGCGCTGACCTGCACGCACGTGGGGCCGATTGTCGTCGTGCCGCTGACCACGTGGACGATCCCGCTCAGCCTCGACGACGACGTGCGGCTCTGTGTCGCGACCGAGCTCGGGCCCTTCATCGACCCCGCGGACGTGCGGCCGCTGCGCTGTGTCTCGGTCGGGGCGGTGCGCGCGTGGATTCGCGGGCAGCGCATGGCGGACGATGAGTAGCAACTGGCGCCGCGCCACGCACGAGGCCGCCAGTCGCGCGGCGAAGACCGTCACGACCCACGCGACCGTCGAACAGGAGATCGAAGAGTGGGTCGCCTCCTGCTACTACGACCCGCTGCGCTTCGTGTTGGGCGCGTATCCCTGGGGCGAACCGGGCACCGCACTCGAGCACGAGACCGGCCCCGACGACAACCAGCGCGAGTTCCTGACCGCCCTCGGCGCTGAGGTCAAAGCCCGCGCCTTCGACGGCCAGACGCCGGTGATGCCCGTGCTGATGGCCGAAACCTCCGGCCACGGCACCGGCAAGTCGGCGCTCGGCGCGTGGATCACCGACTGGATCCTCTCGACGCGGCCGCACTCGATCGGCACCGTCACCGCCGGCACGGCGATGCAGCTCGAGGAGCGCACCTGGGCCGCGATCCTCTACTGGACCCGCCTCTGTATTACGGCCCCCTGGTTCGACCTGCAGGCCCGCGGCATCTTCTCGAAAGACTTCCCGAGCTCCTGGAAGGTGATCGCGCAGACCAGTAAGGACCAGAACGCGCAGAGCTTCGCCGGCCAGCACGCGAAGACGTCGAC